CTTGACAACCTGCAGAACTTGGGACAAATCACTTACGCATAGCCCCGTCCCAATTGTCTTAACTAGTTATCACCGCCCGAAAACATTCGAGAGGTGTGTTACTAGTGTGGTTAGAGCTACACGCCAACCTATCTACATCATCGACAACTCACAAGGTAAGATCGATGAACAACTTCGCTGGGCACAAGAAGATCTTGGAATAAAGATTATTCGCAACAGTGAGAATCTTGGCAAGCCGACCTCTATCAGAAGGCACTGGTCCAAAATCCCACAGGGTCAATGGTTCATCACCATGGACCCTGATGTGATTGTCCCTGAAAATGGGATCGATGACCTAATCTACTGTGCCAATAGTATGTCAGAAGAAGGATACCAAATAGGTATCATATGCCCGGCCTTGGAGCAAAAAGGTAGAATATGGGCTAAGCAATTGGAAAAGAAGAATCTCGTGATGCACAATTGGAACGAGATGACAAGAATCAAGCAAGACGTTTATTTCAATTCATCCCTAGCCGGATGTTTAATGCTCGTCAACAATCTATTCTACAACCACATTGGCGGATTCATAGGATGTAGGATGTATAACGATGACGACGGATGGTTGTGCAATGAATCCGTGAAGCATGGGCTCTTAAATCTTATCAACAGTAATGTGATATGTGAGCACGATTTGAGTGAAGAGACGTCGGGATATCGGACTTGGAAAGACCGGAATTCTACACTACAAATTGATCAGTTAGGATACTGGGATCAGTAATCCCATCATAGAATTCATTGATTAACCACGATTCTTTTTCCAACAGCTGCTTTAAAATCTCCGGCTTATAGATAGCCACGTCTTTTGCAGTTTGGCCGATTTTTCCAGACGTATTGGTCCGTGGAACATTGTTTATTTGTTCTCGTGTTACGTCGTAACCCATTTTGATGAGAAATCTGAACAATCCGTCAGTCAATTGTTCGTTTTTGATGATGTGCTCTACTCGTTGATTCCTTTTCTTGTATAGAAAAAGCTTGGTGAGACTTGTCAGACGACCGTTTGGATCGTAGTCCATCACATTCTGTACGAACTGGTTAAAGTCATTTGAGGCACATTCCCAGTCTATGGGGTGCAACGGCATCCAGCCTATTCTAATGCGATGGTACCAACGAGATTGATACCAAGTCACTGGGTGCCGGATACTGATAAGAGTCGGCAGATTGATGCCCCTCTTGGGCATCGCGAATGATGAAGCATGGTGTTGGCAGACTTCTTCGCCAGTGATCCCAAGCTCTTGAATGACTCTTCGTATATGCTGTCCGCCAGTTTTCGGCAGATGAGCAAATACGAATTTATCAGTTACTAGGGACATTTGCTACTAGATCCGTTGCTTCTTTATGCCATCCTAACGCATTAAACAGCGTAGCTAGGCGATGGTGGTAAGTATGGTTGTTCATAACCTGCTTGTGGATTCGATCTGCCAATTCGATCCGTTCATCTGTCTTCACCATGTAATGCAAATGGATACCAGCGTATTCTTCGGGATTTCTAGCCATTGGCAAATCTGGAAGAAGCTGATGCAGAGTAGGAACTGGATCATGGATCGGCAAACAACCGCAAGCGGCTACCTTCCAAACACGTTCTGGCAAGTCAAATCCCCATTTCTGAGTATGTGGCTCTGAAATGCATGGGCCGATTTGAGCCCGGTTGAACGTTGGTATGACTTTGTCTTCGGGAAGTATACCGTGGCTTAACCCGTCTTGCCACTCTCCCCAACCGTGGATTTCGACTTTGTAATTGTAAGGAGCGACGTGCCTGATCATTGGAATGAGGTATGCGTCAATGCTTTTGGCTTTGTAGGCCCAACGACCACCAATATAAGCGGCTGCGAGGGCACGATGTTCTGGTGGAGCTGTTCGCTTGAAGATCGTAGCATCAGCCCCGGTGGGCATTGGGCACCATGGGATTCCAAGCTTTTCTTTCCAGTATTGCCAATACACTCGGTCTTCTTCGAATCCGTAACCAAAGACGAGAGACGGGTTCATATCTCGAATATATTGGATCGAATCGGCTGATTCATTGATGGCCCCGCAATCCATTGGTCCGTAAGGATTGACGTGCATTGCGAATTTGCAGCTTGGGTCTTTGGGAACGGGCTGTCGGTGTCCTGATGATCCGATATAAAGATCGGGCGAGAACACTTTCCATGACTCAATCAGTCCGTCCCAACGTTGCACTTTATGCCCAGCAGAACGAAGAGTGTTAGCCCAGCTATCGGTAATGTAGCCAAAAGCACCACCTGGTCGATGAACCAACATTATTCTTTTCATGATTTACCCGATTTTTAGATTGTTCTCTAACTCAGGTATTTACCGTAACCTAGAGAGTGCAACTGTTTGTGTTGTAAACGAACACGTTGCTCGATTGTCATTTTATTCAATCGAGCTGCGATCGATTTATTGTCATTATGATGGTCGTTCCAATTAACAACACGACCATGCCATAAATGGACTAGGTCGAATTCGGTCGAACAGAGCCATGATGATGTGCTTCCGATTCTGGTGTAGAAATCGCAGTCTTCGCAGCCATAGCCCCAGAAATCTTCGTTGAATGCACCGCGTTCCCAGAAAGTAGACATCCGGCATGCGAGTGAGCCGCCTTCGAAGTAGCCAACGATGCGTTCGAATTGCACATCATCAGGGACGTACCCTACTCGGTTCACGCGATTCGTGGACTCCATGTTGAGGTAAATGACACGCCCGCAAATGTGGACTGATTCGTGTGATTGGAGTAAGTCGTAAGTCCGTCTAGTGTAATCGACGCGAGATAACATATCAGCGTCATGAAGAATGACTGAATCAGCGGTACACTTTGTAACAGCACGGTTGAATGCTTTGGACTTGTTGAATAGGTCGTTGCCTTCGCCGCCTACGAACAAATAGTGGACCGATGGATAATCATCCCCATTTAGTCGTTGTTCTGAGTCTTGCTCAACTAGCCATATGTCGATTTCGGGAAAAGATTGGCCGATTACTCCTTTGACTACGGATTTGATACTGTCTTGTCGTCCTTGGTCACCAGCGTCTCTACATGGGATGACGTATGAGATCTTTGGGACTACGGATTGCTCGCATGGGGGATGATAGGTTCTTGGGATTCGTTTTTCGAAGAGTGATTTATTACGAACGTAGTGTTCTGTTTTGCTGTCGACTGATGTTGCTTCAGCGTGGATTCTGACGTATTCAGTGCTGCCTACTAAATCGTAAAACCCTGCGGGTTGCAGATTGAATTCTAATGGTCTCATTGACCAATCGACGTGTTCCATGCCATAAAATTGATATTGTGCGTCGAAGTAGCCGATCTTTTTGAGGCAGTGGTTCGACATGTACAACATGGCACCATGTGGTTTATCGGGCACATAGTTCATGCGGATGTTTCTAAATTTCTTTTCTTCCCCTAATTTGGCACCGTAAACGTTGGGTTGTCTGTAGCAGAAATGGTGGAAGCCCGATGCTTTTGCTCCACGAACGTAGAATTCGATCCATCCGGGTTGCAAGAATTCAATGTCGTCGTTGCATATGAACATGTGCTCGAATCGAGACATGCATCGTAGTAATCGGTTGGAATTACTGGAGATTCCGACGTTTTCGGAGTTTTTGATTACTACTATGCGGGAATCGGTTGCGATCTGAGAGAGGATAGTGAGTGTCTGTTTGCTGGTACTCGCATCATCTGAAATGAATAAAGTAGTCGTGTTCAGATCAACTGTTCTTTTGATCGATTCGACGAGTCGCAGCAGCGATTTGCCGCGATTATACGAGAGTATGCCGATTGCGATACCGTTGCTGATTCGGTATGGTGCTTTGGCGTTGTTTTCTTTGTAGATCTGAGTCGCATCGCCCGATACGATCTTTCCGACTAACTGTTTTTCAGTTTTCTTGCGACCTTTGTAGATCCCGCCAGGGCGATGTTTGTGGATGGTGGGACGTTTGTCATGGACAACGGGCTGGCGACGTATACCTTTGTTGGTCGGGACGACTTCTACTGCTTCGGAGTTGCTTGTGGGCTTTGTGTGGACTCTTGGGGCCTTGGTAGGCGTTGTTTTGGGTGTTGAGGTTGGTGTTTGCTTGACCGATGGTTGAGGTACATCGGGAGTCTTGATTGGAGTGGTTTTGGGTGTTGAGGTTGGTGTTTGCTTGACCGATGGTTGAGGTACATCGGGAGTCTTGATTGGAGTGGTTTTGTGTGCGTTGATTCTTTGTTGGATATCGTTCTGTCGTTGAACTCGTGGCTTAGAACCCAGTTTGAGGTGATTCACTGGGGTATTAATAGAACTGTTGGTTCTAGGAACAATTACATTGGATGGAGTGCTGGATTCATCTACTCGTTCAATATATCCACGAGCTGTGTATCTCTCGTAATATTCATCCAGATGTTTTCGTGCTTTGCCTTTTAGTCGAATCCGTTCCCCTGCGGGACCCATTAATTCAACTGTGTGCGGCCACGGGTTGATGTATTCTGGCATAAAGTGGCCTTGATGTATCGCCGTTGATGAACGTTTTGTTCGACGGTTTGAGAATTAATTCTTCATGTTGATTTGACATTTCATCAATTGAAGACTGGTCCAATGCTCCTTTACCCAATAGTTTTTGGGTGGAAAAATGGCCTTTTAACAATTGATCCAACATTCCAGGACTAATAAATTGCCCCTTCGGCTCCACGAAGTCAACTACGTTTAGATCTGCGTCGAAGAACATTTGGTACTTATTGATTCCTGAAGTGGAGGCAATAGGTATGAAACCTTCATTGAGAGACAATGCCTTCATATGCAATTCTTCTAGGTTGGTAATAATATTACCACCCCAATCCGCGATCTGTAAAGTTACATCTACATTTTCACCCAATAGGGCAAAAATCGACAAGCCCGGTTTGTAGGGTTTAATGAAAAAGACATTCTGACCGTACAAAGGTGAACCCGGTGCCAGATCCGAGATCTCGGGGGCTTTATACAAACCAGATTGGGAGACTGTGCTCATGTGAATGCCTTATGATTGTGAATCTGCCACCTCTTGAATTACGAAGTTCTTCAAGGTTCAGTTTCTGTATTGATTTGCCGATCCCGTCTGTACGCACCAATAATGCAGGAAGCCCCGCGATCATGAAAGTGCAATCACTCGGTTGACGATAATCTATGAGAAATCCGTGCCACGTGCTAAACCACTTCGACCAAACAAGATAATCGCCGTAGAGTGGAACGTATGTGAGGATTGATTGAGTATGACATGCTGGTTTGATATCGTTCATCAGTGAGCTTAATCATTGTCCGCCATGGTCAACCGGTCCGCAATCGGATCATAAAAGTAAGTAGAGTCGCCCACGACCCATTTAATACGGTCACCATCTCGTTCGCCGCCCGTGCACTTCTTAATGAATGAATTGACGGCTGAATTTTCACCTATCCTGAGTGGTATAATACTCTCACCTTCATTGATTGGTATAGACGAAGGTGGAGCTTCTTCTTGATCTGCACCAAGAATAGCATCCTTAATGATTTCCATGTAAGGTGGATGGTCGGTCGAGGTATTAACATGGAATTCTTGTTCACCCACGTTGAGACTCACTACTCGACCAGATCCAGGCTTACGTTCTTTGAGAACTTTGATGATTCGTTTCACATCAGCGAGAGAGCTGATGATAGTAACTTCTTCAGATCCTCGTCGAAATTCACGTTCACGTGCCTGACTTAGCAGGGCTTCGGGGTTATATTCGTTCATTTCTTGTCCGAAACTGACCAATGGTGACACAAGTTCGATAGCTGTAACTCTACCGCGATGCAGCAGCTTGTACGAAGTATTTAGCCAATTGGTGGTCCTCTGAAGTGCAAACAGAATAATAGGCAGCAATAACCAATTGGTAGCCCAAGATAATAGCAATGCACCTGGGATAGAGTAAATGACACTCATGCATTGCCCACAGGTGATCCACTTATACAGAGTCCAGTTGTACCACACTGGATTCTCTGCGTACCTGGGAGTGATTCTAGAATGAATCAGGGCGTGACTGATATCTGAGTCTTTTACTAACTCAATTATAGCTTCGGTCGCTAGAGCGACGAAAAAGAATGCTATTACTGGATAATATGGCGACAAGAGAAATTCGTGCATTGTTTCCGGGGCCTTCCGCCAACACGGGTCATCATAACTGTATGCTGGCAGAGGGGGCACTTCTCAGCGTCGGGCCGTCTAACAGCTCGTGGGACCGACGTACGTTCGCCTGTCTTTTGATTATTTACAAAGACACGCATAGTGGAAGACGGTTTTAGATTCACGGCCTGTGGAGATACTGCCTGATTATTAGCAGTCTGAGGGGTAATTTGAACGCGAAGAGGTCTTTTACTTCCACCGCAACAAGCCATAACTTCACCTAGATGGAAAAATGCTGTTTTATCATTCTTATCTTTGTAAGAAGATCATTTCACGATCTTAGAACGATAAAGATTTGTCCGATCTTTACTATTGGTGCAAGCCTCAATCTCGGACTCTGTCGCACCAACGCTCTCAAGTATAGCCACTTGATCAGGTTTCTTGCCTCTCCCGAAGCGTTTCGTTAGCTGCCGGGTACCAACAGGATGTAGAGGACCTTGGTCACGTTCGAGATAGTCCGCCATAGCACGTAGAACTGTCGGAAGGTCCCATTTACCGTGGATACATCGAGACTTATGGAAGTTCTCGATCTTTCCAAGTAGAGCGTTGCCTTCAGAAGACACAACTGCACGAATCCTACCGGATTTATGATCATGATCGACGACAGGAATTAATTCCTCATGGCCCAGAATTGGGCAATGTGGTGGAATATTCTCTTCTCGCCATTGGGCCAGACGCGATTGTGGTACGTAATCGTCGTACTGGGCCATATTAGTTCTCTGTCACGATCATTGTGTTGAGAACTGAAACTGGTGAAAAACCAGCCAGATCCTCTAACGCGAGATAATCCTCGATGTTAGGTGAGTTCACAGAACTCGGGATCAACGGATCTGGGATAACCCGCATATCTGTCTCGGCAGCAAGAGCTACTTGCTGGATAGTGGTGGCGGGATCGTTTTTGTCAACGACGTTACCGTTGGAGTCGATAAGCGTTGGTTTGACGTAAACTGTGTGGACTGCCATAATTATTCCTCATTAGAAACTGACCAATCTAGCTCGTGCAAGGCCGGATACATATTATATTGGCCTAAAATGCCTCTCGCAGCATTGAGATCGAATTTAGTTTCCTCTTGGATACCATTCAGAACGGTATACTGAGCCCGCATCTGATATGGACAAAGGGATAAATCCACAATGTTGATATTGAACAAGAAGGTGCGGGGATCAGCAGAAACGAATTCATGCAATTTATTTGGACATTGAAGCATCTTTTCAGCTCTTACTGGCCCGATTCCCCTATAGCCTTCAATATTGTCCGATTTGTCTCCCATTAAGCACTTTTGCAGAACCGGGTTGCAGAGAGGCTTCTCGTAGAAATCCCCTGCTGGTTTGAGCTGCCGAGCATTCAGGAATCTGAACGGGATCTGCAATAAATCGTGGTCAGATGAGAGGACCACGAGGTCAGTAGGATGGAACAACGCGGCGAAAGCGTAAACAAGGTCGTCAGCTTCGAGCTTGTCACAGTAGTATTGGCGGAAGCCTAGGACTGGTATCACTTTTTTCAACACTTGTAAGTTGATACCGATTGCTTCGCCAATTTCGGGGTCGCTTTCTTTGCGGTTGGCTTTGTATGGTGGATATAGTTTTCTACGCCAAGTCTCATTTCTTGGACAGTCCCAGAAGATATGAAAAGAGGTGGCATTCGCCGTTCTAATCGACTTCTGTATGATACGAAAGAAAACCTCTACCGGACTGTCCTTCGATCTAACGAAGATAGCCCGGTAGAGGATGTTCTTACCATCTATTAACAGATGGGTTCCTGGCAACATGCTAATTTGAGAATCCCTCAAGCATACTTTCGATTTCGTTCATCACGTCGTCTCCGCCTCCAGTTGGAGGCTGGACTGTCTCAGCTGGTGCCGCGACAGGAGCCGGGGCAGCTTGGACCACTTCAGCTGGTGCAGCTGGTGCAGCTGGTGCGGCTGGTGCAGCTGGTGCCGCGACCGGAGCAGCCTGAACAGGTGCCGCAACAGGTGCCGCAACAGGTGCCGCAACAGCCGGTTGTGCCGGAACGGGAGCCACAACAGCAGCCACGGGAGCCGCAACAGCTGGTTGTGCCGGAACGGGAGCTACAGTAGCCGCAGCCGGGGCAGCAGCCATTGGAGCAGCCGGGGTCCCGAATCCATCATCTTCAACACCGTTGATCAAGTTCTGAGCAACCTTGTTGAGAGATTCAATATTCGGAAAATCGACCTTGGTAGTGAGATCGAACCGCGAGGACAGAATTTGCTGAATACCAGCAGCATCAGACATTGCGGTCGGAGTTCCACCATTAGCCAAGAAACCCGAAGACTCATAGGTGTTGTTCTGTCCCTTGACTCTACAAGAAAGCTGAAACATGAACGCCGCGTTCTCATCAAAGAACGCCCCATAAGCTTGCGGATCAAGCGAATCGCCAGGACCGGTTCGTTCAAGAGCCTCCACCCAAATGTCGAAACACGTACGTGGAGCCTTGTAGAACATGACACGGCCTTCCAAATCGGAGCCATTACCTTGTCCGACAGGGAAGTAAATGTTGACGACTTTGTAGTCGGCTGGCATCCATTCACGACCAATCGCACTCTTTGCAGCACGGTCATCAGCAGCTTCTTTCATGAGATCGAAGCCGTGTTGACACACTGGACATGTGCCGCCATCGCAAACCCGAGGGCATGGCTGTGGCGGCTTGCAAACACCGAAGTGAATACCATAAGGCAAGAAGAACGTATCCAAGCTATGGGAAGCCGGGGTTCCACGCAGCGGATCATTTTCTTGGTAGGGCGGAAGGATATAGAAACGGTACTTCAATTCCTTTCCAGCATCAGCTTTCGCGGGTCGGAACTCATCCGGATCGCTACGGCGACCAGATTTGAGTGCATTGACTTTTTTCCGCATGGCATCGAGATCATAACTCATAACTCATTAACTCCCAGAACTTTCAGAACGTTTCAAACTAGTAAGTGTACGGCCCAAATCAGCCTTCATACGAATCGCTTCAATCATGTAGAACATCTTGCTCGCAACCATATGGGATTGAGCATGTTGAAGTTCTGCACGGTTAACACGTTCGTCCTTCTCTACCAGTGTTTTGATGGCGTCTTGGGCCAGACGGACACCATCTTTCGCAGCGGCATCTAATATCTGTTCATGAGCGGTGGCCCTTGCGGTTTTCACCATTCTTTCCAGAATATTAGTACGGTACTTGGCTTCTGCATAAACAGCCGACCAGAACGCTAATTCTGAGGAAATGTCGGCCAATTGATGCTCAACCGTATCGTAGTCGAGTGACACATTCGCTAAAAGATCAACACGAATGGTCTTATTTCGTTTCTCTAATTGATTGTTCTGGCACTGAGGGCACGCAATCAAATTAGGATCAAAGACAACATTACACTGAGCACAGAAATGCTCGAACATCGAAGGAAGAGTCACTTCGAATTTGAATATCTGCGAATCAATAAGATCCTGCGGAACACTCTTTATAAAGGGTAATTTGCTCATATTAAATCCAACACATCAAAAACTCATTGCTCAGTACATTTATATTTGCTTGGAACGAACGACAGATATCTCTTTCCACTGCTTCCAGCGGTTCCCCATCGACACCTTGTAAGGGAACACAAGATCCTGCGTAAAAATCCCATCAAACGGACGATAAAAAATCTCACCAACCTTCTCAACCACATGGCCCAAAATCTTCTTATCCTTAGGCAAAGAAAGGACCACACCATCATGGATGTCTGTAATTAAGTAGTTCGGAAACATCCGACGAACATTCCATAACACATTCTGCATCGCAGCAGCAACACTACCCTGCAAAATAGCATTAAAAACAGAACGCTCCGTACGATCTTGCTTCAAACGAAACTGACGACCAACAATATTAGCAGAATACTTATCCTCACGAAGCTTCATCAACGTACCCTGCAACCAATTACACAACTTCGGAAACTCACCCCTAATCACCTCATCAGAATAATCCAAACTATTAATCGTCTTCAACAACAACAGCTTAGCATCATCCCGAGCCTGACTACCACACCCAGTCAACCGCTTAGACAAATAAGTATAGGGGTCAGAATCGAAGAAAGAACTATTAAGAGCATCATCACCCGAAAACAATGAAGCGATCCGAAAGTCAGCACAAATCCAGTCAAAATGCAACTGCACTGACTCGTACGGCATCATAGGCTGATAAATCGCATCAGCATTAGACCAACCTTGAACATTAAAACCAGTACACTTCGATCGGCCAGAATAAGTGTCCCAAGACCAATGTGGTTCCATCTTGGTGTAATTCAACATCAAACCAGTGCGTTCCATTCCAACGTAAACGCTTTGTGCTTTGGCTAAGATGTTCTGATATGGACGATTAGGAACAGCCTTGACCAACTCGACGATCTTTTCACAAAGGATCTTATCCTTACTAGAATCGCCGGTTGATTTGATGGAACTGTAAGCATAGTCGCGAGCCTGCGTCCCGCCATGCAGCTCTTCCATATTGAAAGCTCGGAGCAGATCACCCATATTCGGGGACCGAAGATCACCTTGAGCGGCCCACGACAATAGTTCGTGTGCTCCATCAAAGCGTTTAAAGGTCTCAGCGAGACTCTTGCCTCCGCCCTGCCTGAAAATCTCGAAAGCGACAGTCTTCTGCTCGTTTTGGAAATGAAACCAAGCTGGGCGACCTTTATTGTCGATAGTCGCCACAGCGTAAGTTGTCATTTTTCACCAGATTTCGGTACGTCAGATGGTTTAAAAGGCTCAGAGGCAGTTTTCTGAGTGAAATACTTGGTGTTAGGATCGTGTTTGCCCTGGTCCTTCAACCCACGACGAACATGTTCGACTTCGCCTGGGACCCTGTGCTTAGAATACGGGTCTTGATTATCTAGGTGATAGACATGCATGTCACGTTTCGAACCAGCCTTATCTTTCCATCCATATCCGCGTATGTAACTGGAAATGTTTACACCAACGAATGTCTTGTCACAATCTCCACTATTACATCGTGGACAAAGAACCGCCTCTTTTAATTGTTCTTCCGATGGATTCATCGTATGGAACGTCTCGAACAAGAGCTTCTCGCCATATTCTTCTTCGGACATGGCATCGGCTTCTGCCTCAGTGTAATTTGAGGAGCAAGCATTGCATTGGTAGACGTAAACTGGCATAATAAATCTTCAAGGTAGAATTATAGTTGGCGGCGGCGGATCATCTCTTAAAGTGACCATTCCTTCGCCATGACATTGTTTACAGCAACCCATGACGAAAGACACAGCTGACGAACAGGAGCATTCTGGTGTATGCCCCGATCCGCCACAAATACCACACCAGTCCTTATGAATCACACGAGCCGCAGTCGGGCTCGCAGGACGGCTTGCAGACGACGTTGACTTTTGGTCCAGTCGTTGCCTTGTAGAAGATGTTTTTCTCTGTGAAGAGTTGGACAAGTCGTCCCTCATAAGCTGGGCCTTGTTCCTCGACGTTAACGATACCACCACCCTTCGGGTTGATGATAACATTTTGTCCGAGCTTGAACGAATTGACACACTGGGTTCCAACACCGACGATAACGCCAACATTAGAGAATCCACTTGCACCGGGCAAGGCGATTTGGGATTCACGCGGAGTGAGCATCACAGCGACGTAATCATTAAAGACTTCGACAGCTGGGAGGGTTGTCTGATCTGGAACAGAATCAACGACGTTGTGAGACTTTTCGAGGGAAGTATCAGGACCGATCTTACGAGCGGTATCAGCGGATTCAGCAGCTTCGAGAGTAGCGGATTTTGGCAGAGCCATGTTATTCCTTTTTGGACTTAGACTTGGTAGGAGCGTTTTTGTATGTAACCTTGCATTTTCTGCTAGGAACCACAACATTATCTCCGACCGTGATTTTATGACCGGAGCCGTCTCTATCTACAGTGAAAGTCCCACGTTTAATAGTATCAGTGATCGTCTCGGACGCATCGACTTCGATTTGGATGATTGTTTTCATATTACGTATTAATCTCTCGAACTTTCATGGTAGTGTAATTGATCTCGCAAGTAACGGTCTTGTGTTTAGGACCATTCCGATTCTTAGCAATAAAGAAACGAAAACGTGGAGGACTTGATTCACGTTCCTCGGGAGTCTGGTTGATGGTGATAATATAGTCCATTGAGAACTGCTTGGCATAAGACTCTGCCGCGTCCTTCAATGTAATAGCTTCGCCAGTAGATCCCGCTGACCTATTCGTCTGCGTAGCCGTGAATACTAACACATTTTCATTTTTAGCAAAGCCCCGAACCTCATTAGCAACAGCTTTTTGCCGACTGTAATCATCACGATTAGCATACTTATTTCTACTAACCATCAAGTCGAGATAATCGATAATAACAACGTCCGGATGCCAACCATGAGACCGACGAAGGTTATCTAGCAAGTGATACAAATGGTCAACACTACATTGCTCAGGCGGCAATTCAGAAATGAAAATCTTGCCATCATAAGTCGTCTTCAACGAATTAATCTTGCTCGTTATTTCATCCTGGCGACTGACTAATTTGTCCATCGGGATATCTTCACCAAGAACGCCAAGACACCGCATCGAAGTCTTAATGTAATCAAGCTCAAACGTCACCAACAAAACATCCTGCCCAACCCTACCACCAGGACCGGGGCCCTGCCAAGACGTAATGGCATTATTACACAGAACAATCGAATTATGGCTAACCAAACCAGAAGTATAATACCAATGCGGATCAGATATGGTAATATCATAAAAATCTTCCTCGGGACCATCATCAATATAATAGCCACCAGGAGAATAGTAATTTCCATGCCGTAGATGTTCACAATGGAAACCAACTAAAACATCATTAGTACAATCTATTTGATCAGCACGGGCTGCCGTTAATTTTCCATCCCTTATGATCTGTAAAACATGCCCAGGATCACAAGAAAATTTATCAGCTCGAAGAGAGAAAATCTTAGAAGGCCCGCGTTTCATGAACGCAAAATCAAGAACTTTAGTCCAGCCAGATGGGGTCAACACATGGTGAATAGCATCAGGATTCTCTTCTAAATCATCTTTAATGATTGATAATGGAACTTCTTGAAGTCTATTCGTCGGTTTAATTGATCTAATTTTCATCTGTTTTCAAATTCCATGTGATTTTCAATGGCCGATTGTACAGTTTCACCCACAGAAACCACTTGCGGCTTTCGTTTTTCATGAGGACGAAAACCTTCTGCTTTATATTCATGCTGAAGACGCAAATCAAGCCATTTGGCGTCCTCTAAATCAAGTTCGATTATTATTTTCGACATCTTCTATAATCCCTTTGAGTCTTAAAAAAGCTTCCTTTGGTGTTTTCATAATCTCTGATTCCCAGAACACGTGAACAACATATCCAAGAGCTTCGAGATCGTTTTTCCTAATCTCATCTTTTTCTTTTTTGTTCATTCGTCCGTCATTACAAACAAAACGATCTGAATGCCAATAATCACCATAAACCTCTATTACAATATTATCAAATAAACAAAAATCTACACAATACTTGTCTATCAGAAACTCGAATTCAAAATCGAATTCGAAAGAATACAACATGCCCCACATAGCAAGTTCTGGTTTAGTGACAATTTTAGATTGTAGAGATCTAGTTCTGGCAGACACTCTTTTAGTCTTATCAGTATGACCTCTTCCATGAAAACCATTATTAGAACCACATGACTTTTTACTTAATTCCTTTTTTATTTCCGATTTTGGTTTGCCGGTTCTTTTTTGAATCGATTTAATAGAAGCCGGGTTTCTAGCCCCAGAATTACATTCTCTCAACAACTTTTTCAATTCATCGGTAGAATACCTCTCAGCAATCCCTTTCTGACGAGAGCTTAAAGCGATAATAGCATCATCAACTTCCATCCCCTGATATAGATAGAACTCTATACATGATGGATTTCGGAGTCTGTTGATGCTACTACATTCTCTAGCAAAACAAGAATAAGCAAAATCCCTTCTGTGAAGGTTGACATCTCGGCCGCAACCACAACAACATTTTGGGACTTGAAAATAATCTTTCAAATAATCCCCAAAATCCCCACCACGCTCAGAATTGCGTCTCTTAATACCATGTACATCATGTAAGTGTGTCATGAGCTTATTCGGATGAGATCCGTCACACTTCCAATCGCATATCTGACAATTCCAAATCCCAGGAATCATCGACAGATGGTAAATCTCCGATCTCATCCTCTTCGGTAAGATCTTTAACTTTAACTGCTCCGCGTGCAGTTTGAACTTTTCTAAATCCTGCAAGTTGTCGAACCGTACCATCTTCCATCTCCAATTCATAAAGCTGTGAATTTTCTTTATTCACAATCGAAGTTGATAAAGAATGGCATTTACCGACGTTTGTTCCCGCCAGCCAACAAACGACTTCCTTCGGACCGGGACCGCCATCATTAAGAAACTTATCAAGACTTCGGAAACCAGAGGTACGATGCTCAATAGCAGACGGGCTGAACAATAATTCATAATTATCCAGAAGCCACAAACCCTGGACCTGCAGATCAGTAATCCGATTAGCCTCTTCGACGATCTTCTCGATCTCATCAAAATCCCCGTTCTGATAAGCAAGCATCGCCTCGTCTGAATAGATCAAGCCGAAAGCCCTCTTCCGAGCCCATTCGACCATCTTCTCTTTCAGAATGGGAACATCACGCGGGTTCGATTTCTGATCGATAAGTTCCAGAACCGATTCATATGGGTCATCCTCAGTCATATGCTGAAGGATGAAATCACGAAGCAGGCCCCGAGTCGGGACGATTTGATGCTTCTCAATGTGATTAAGAATGATAGCGATTACGTATCGTGCTTCAACCGCTTCAAAAAGATCTGGCGTTAAGAATCGTCCGATCGAAAGAAATAGATCCGGGTGATCAAGGGCAAGGGGGATCAGAGCCTTCTCAACGTACTTGCCAAATTCGCTCTCAGCCTCGTTATTTTGAGTGAGAAATTTGGAAGTATCTTCGTACATATTATGGTCCTGAAGTGCCGCTCGTACCTGATGTAGGATCAACGCAATGCGTAGCGATCCTATTTTGAATTGCAGCTAGTTGATTTTGATGATACTGTTCTGCCAACGCAAGAGCATCACAGATCTGAATAAATTCGCATTCTTCGAAAGTGATAATTGCCCCATTTGTCAGACTCCGACGCTCCCCATAATGGGGAGCATGCGTTGGCAAATTGGGCCTAATTAGAATGGTATAAACCCACCCATTATTTCCACGGGTAACACCCGCAATCGTATGAGCTTCTAAGAATCCGACTGAGGCGGATTCTCGGAGGTAGACGGTTGTTCCTCGTTCGTAGAGGGGAGCGTCGTAGGGCATGAGTCTGTTCCAGTGATTACATGATTGTAAATTCTCTGAAATAGATTTGGGTCTGTCGCCAATATAGCAGCAGAAGCCGCCATACCATTGCCAAGAGATTCCCCATCATATTTGATATGACTCCCAGAGACAGTAACAATTTTCTTATCTTTCGCTACCGTCAACAAGCTGGAATATGGGTCGACACCATAAATTGGGTATTCAGGCAGACCAAACGTGATATTGAATTCAGCAACAGTAAAAGGCGGTGCGATCTTATTCTTCTTGAATGTCACCTTGGTGGTATTACCAACAATGGTATCACCAACCTTGAAAGAGCCTGTCCGACGAATGTCCATTCGAATAGACGAATAGAATTTCAATGCCCTCCCACCGGGGGTTGTCTCAGGAGAGTTATGCACAACAACACCAACTTGATTACCACCAGCCATGTAATTATGATTCCCTTCTACAGAAATATCATACTTTCCCTTCTGCTTCATTTGTCGTTTGCTAGCTGGTCGAATATCAACAATCTCAACACCGCAAGATCTGAAAGCCCTTTTTCGACTAAGATTTAATGTTTTGTAAAACCCGCGACGACAAACAGGTAATTTTCTGTCCATACATTCTGGGACAAAGCAAGCGATCTTAGAAGCAATATTTTCGCTGATGTCCACGTCAAATGTGACTCTGCCACCACGAGACATGTAGTGGAATAAGCCTAATTCATCAAGTGCTCGACTAATTTGATCAAGCTTCTCACCATCACCAGCGAATCGTTTGATAGATAATTGATAACGTTTACGTTCGTAAACAGCATCATCCATCATCCAAATAGCAAAACCAAGCCATGAAAAATTGTCAAGCAAAATCATTGGGTCGCGATTTGGATAATCACGCTTAACTTCAGCAAATTCAGGATACTCTATTGAAGAATAAAAGACGCCAGAATTACATTTATAATCAGCCATCTTAAGACCAGCAGCAGAAAGAATTTCAGCCTTCCAATTCATATAATGAGTATCAATATTATCTCGAATCTTCAGAGCAGCTCCTAATCTCTTCTTATTTTTGGAGATATGAGAGTCACCGGACAACACTCCAGTAAGGAATTGACCAAGAGTGCCATTTGGGTGACCGTCTTCATCAAACACAAAACAATCTTGTTTTGTGGTAAGATGATCACCCACACTCAAAGAATCCATTTGAACGAATTCATTATCACACAATACTTCGTGACTTGGAGTCACAGTGATTTGCATGGTACCGTTTTTCGTACCAGTACCACGCAATGAAACGTGAAGATAGTCGTCAGATATTTCTACATCACCATTGTGGTGCCAGTCGACGATTTTCTTTGGTTCGAATTCCTTGGTCTCGATGTTGTAAGACCATACCTCACCTTCAACCTTTTCATCATAAACTTGACGAATCGGCAATACTCTGCCATCTACAAATGGGATTAAAGTGTCGGCATGAAGGCAGCCGAACATGACGCCGATCTTCTCTCGGATCTGATTAACACACAATAGAGTGCATTTACTGGCTGAAACAGGGCCATTGATTTTAGCAAAGGCACGACTGTTCATTCGAGCATTAGCACCAATTTGGTTGTTACCCTCAAGAGTGCCTTCGATTTCGTCTTTCGTGATCATGGCAGCGATAGAGTCGATGATCACCAATTCTACCTTGCCGGATTTGACAAGCAATTCGACAATATCGTACGCTTGCTCACCATTACTCGGCTGAGAGAAGATCAATTCTTCGACGTTCAAACCGATCGCCGAAGCCCAAGTGGGATCAAAAGCGTGCTCGACGTCGACAAAAGCCACACGTCCTGGTCGTTGCCCAGTCACTTTGCCAGAGTCGTCTTTGACGTCAAAAAGAGTGTTCTGAAATGCTGCACCGATTTTGAGGCACGTGGTAGTCTTTCCGCTCGACTCAGGCCCATAGATCTCGATGATCCTGCCTCTCGGGATTCCGCCGCATCCGATCGCCTCGTCGATACCGACGACACCGGTTGGAACGGAATCTACTGGGACAATAGCGTTGTCTCCAGCGAATCGTACGGCTTCGACACCATACTTAGATATGAAGTGTGCTCTCAGCTCAGTCAGATCTTCAATTGCTGTGTTCTTCGCTTTAACTTTCGCCATCATTCTCACCTTGGTTATCAGAATTAATAGCCGGTTTCACTTCCGTAGTGAACTGGCCTACTACCTTTACGGCAGATGGTTTAACACGTAGAATACGGGCACCTCGTGACAACACAAGGAATTCGTCGTGGCTAGATACAACAGACCATCGGCCACTTGAATCAAACCCACCTTTCTGCCCAAGAACACCAGTGGTATCAATAATAATTACAATGTCGAAAGCACGGATATTCTTCATTTCAAAAATAATCTTGAACCAAAAGTGGATGGGAAACTAAACTTATGAATAACCAAGACAAATCAATCGTCGAAGAGATCCGAGCTTATTTAGGTCTCGACGCCCATGACAGGGGCGATGAGCAACGATTAGCTTTGGGTTCGCAACATATCCGCGAATACATCGACGACGCCTATCGTCTGAAAGTCGGTAAACTATCCCACTTCGATTCAATCGTCACTGCATTCAGTAAAACACATCACTCAATGTATATTGACGACCCCGCATTCGTCACCACCTTCAAAAAGGAAATGACAGCACGGGGCCTACCAAAACCACAAATCGAAGAAGCACTCGATGCGGTCGACGCCGTTCTCGACAAAGTCGTCAAAGAATTTGGTTCAAAGCAAGAAAAAGACGGCGGAACCCACCCGAAATTCGACGACATCAAAGAAGTCAGTCAACCCGGACAACCCGATAATGGTGGATTAGTCAAGCCACGAGACGGGCACAAGCAAGAGAATAATATCGACAGCGACCTGCCAATCAACCGTGACAAAGCCCCTAAAACGGCAGAAGCCTGAACTAGAGGGTTAACGGCGTACAGTAACTTCCCCAGCCCCATTGCATTTGGGACACTTCTGACCACTCACCTGACCGGTAGGAGTCCCATCCTTCATACATAATTTACATGGGCTAAATTGGACTGAATAACCGTCACCAAATGATTGGTCGACAGCTCCATTATTCTTCCCATCTCGCTTCATTCTCTCCCAATTATCATTGAAAGCCTTCTCGCTATTAGTATCAATAGCGATAATGGTTTCACCAGTCTCATCCACAGTACGTTCTGGTAACTCAAACTGACGACCAGTCGGAGACTGAACACGCTGCTTGACCTGAACCTTCTCACCGGGTTTAACAGATTCAACAATCGGAGTCCGAGCTGGTGCAGGGGTCGAAACGGCGACAGCTTGAACCGGAGCACCCTCCGAAGCACCCTCCGAGGCTTCCTCTTGGTCTTCCTCGTCTTCGCCGTTACGTGATGGTATTTGCTGCATCCTCATCGTTACAGGACCAGGAGAGGCCACAGGAGCCGCTGGAACGGGTTGAGCCGCTGGGATAGGTCCATTATCCGTAGGTCCACCAATGGTCATCATACCGCCTTTGGCGATCGCTTCCTCTAAATCGAAGCCGAAAGTCTCAGCCAATTCTTCTGCTTGAGTGACCAATTTGACCACCGCATCCCTTACTTCAGCGAGTGATCGACCCAACTCGTCATCGCAAATAGCAACAGTAATCGGGCCAAGACTACATTGAACAGTCACAGAAGTATTAAGTTCTTCAGTCGTCTTGCTAAACAAGCATTTTTTAGCCATCGTAGGAACCCATGTCAAAAGCAATTATTGTCAAAATTGATCTCGCAACGCCGCCCGAAGAATACATCAAACGTCACTTGGGCAAGCAGTCTGAAGAAACCAAGGCGGCAATCGAAAAAGTAGTCCAAGAGAAAAAACTCGTCCAAAATGCCAAGGATTCTCTGAAAGAAAAAACACGCCAGAAAACCACAGCATTAAACAACCTATTTACTCAAATCCACGCACAGGGCGAAACTGGTATGCCCAAGCAAGAAGTCATCGACGCCATGATGGAAATGGAAGCCGTCAAAAGCTCGTCCGGAGCGACTTTGAAGCTCAAGAAAATGGTGGCCACCGAATTAGTCGGATATGAGCTAAAAG